CTTTGGATTGAAGCCGACTCCGAAAGTAATTTTCAATGCTATACCCTGGACCTGGCTGATCGACTGGTTTACGCACGTAAGCAATCTACTCGATAACTTACAGACGTCAATCGTCGATCGTCTCGCTGCCGACTATTTCTATGTCATGTGTCATAATGAACGCTGCGGCACCAATAGGTGTTGGCAGACGTTCGTTCGTGACCCAGACGGAAGTCCAGTCGTAGTCGAGGCTACCGGATATACGCGATCTGGAACTAAATCCAGACTTCGCGGAGATCCATTTGGTTGGGCCACACCTGAGGTTTCACTTTCAGGTGTTCAACTCTCGATACTCGGGGCACTAGGGCTGTCTCGACTTCGCTAAAGCGTCGCACACCGCTTTTGTGTGCTTGTAAAGCGTAATAAAGGAGCTTCTAGTGCTAACTGATCCACAGTCCGTCACCATTAATGGTGTAGCAACGTCTCTGCCGCGTACCCAACAGGGTACAAGTCAGAACGTTTATACATCCGCTGATGGTAAAACGATCATGACGACGAAGCAGAATGTTTCTGCCTCTCGTTTTCGTCGTGAAGTCCGACTGGCTCAAACGAAGATTGCCGCAGATCCTATCTCGGCAGTCAACAAAGAGTCAGGCCTCAGTGTGTATCTCGTCATTGACGAACCACGCTCTGGGGTATTTTCGGATACTGAGATCGGCTACGTTATCGATGCCTTGAAAGCTTGGTCTACTTCGACCAACTATAACAAGGTTCTCGGCGGCGAATTCTAACTTTTCGTCAGATATACGCCTGCTGCCTTATGGTATTAATTTACTTAATTTGGCAGTTAACGTAGTTCCCTAATCGGAGCTTAGCCTAGACGGTCCTACTTCCTCACACATAAGGAGGTTGTAGTGAAAAGACCGACCATGCTCGTCCAAGCCATTCTGAGACAACTCAGTCTGGACTTAGACTTGTCCGTAGAACGCGATCTGAAACGTATCTCAGATCGTTGCGAACACGAGGGGCTTTCGTTTTTAACGATTACCCTTCCTCAGCTTGATGATGCCTTACTTCAAGGTATCGAAGCTGGGACGTTCACATGCCCAAGTGCTTTCGCACGGCATGGAAGTCTCCCCCGTTTTATGGGAGGTTTCTTCAAACGTGTGTTCAATTCAGACGGTAGGCTACTCGATGAGCCGTGTCCGTATACCATCGCTGGTATACGGCAAGTTTGCCGCTTTTTTAAGAAGCTAAAACTTCCGTGTAGCAAGAAGAGAAATCTTCAGGCTATTCGACACTTCATCGAAGTAGAAGGCGAACTCCGCCGAATGACACCTCAAGTTGAGAGAAAGGACTCTGTCCTTGACAAGATTTCTGGAATCCTATGGTCTCAGGTTTTTCCTGAGCTTAGTTACCTTGATCTTGTTTGTCATCACGGCCCTGGTGTCACTGCTGATCGTTATGCCCATAATCAGAGGCATCGCATCACAAAGTGGAACCATCGATCGGAGTATACCTTCCCTTCCGACCTACACTGCTACCCAAACTATGGAGTCGCAGCCGAAGTCGGAGGTACAGGGGAAGGTACCGGGAGCGCCAATGGAGTTGAATACATCGAGGTAAAGGACGAAAGTCCAGTCCGAGTTGTATTCGTTCCAAAGACGCAAACGGCGCCGCGGGTCATTGCTATAGAGCCTGCACACGTTCAGTATATGCAACAATCCGTTAAGGATCTAGTATATACCACGTTGGAGTCCCATAGCCTGACTAGACATTCAATTCGGTTTACCCGACAAGATGTCAATCAGAGACTCGCTTACATTGCAAGTAGGAACAAACGACTAGCTACGCTAGACCTGAAGGATGCGTCAGATCGAGTGCATTTGCACTTAGTCCAACGCATTTTTAAGACCTCAGGGCTACTCGAATACCTCGAGGATGCTCGGTCCCTACATGCATTACTGCCCGACGGTACGAACATAGTTCTGTTTAAGTATGCTTCAATGGGTTCAGCTTTATGCTTTCCCGTTGAGGCAATGGTGTTTTACACCCTTATCCAGTCGGCTATGCACTTACTTGACGGGGGGCGTCCGAGTTCTCGTTCGATTTGCCGTTATAGCAAACTGATCGATATCTATGGGGACGACATTATTGTCCCTGTAGAGTACGCGGACTTTGTTGTGAAGTACCTAGAGAGCTATGCTCTCAAAGTAAACGTCAGCAAGTCTTTCAAGGATTCATCCTTTAGAGAATCTTGCGGTGCGGACTTCTTCGATGGTGTACCGGTTAATCCGGTATACGCTCGTATGATGCCGTATGACGATTCACAACGCTGGGATGCAAGCACCATAATGAGTTGGAATGCAACTGCTGATCTCTTCTATATGAAGGGTCAGTGGGTTGTTGCCCAAACTATTAGGGACTTGCTTTGTCAAGTGGTGAAACGTACCATCCCTAGAGCAAGAAAACCTGGCTCTGGGCTATCGCATCTTAGTTTCCTCTTTGATACTCATTGTCGATATGACAAGGAGCTTCATAATTGGAAGCAGAAGAGGATAGTTTTTGATCCAGTCAAAAGAAAGGACCAAATAGATGGAGACGAAATCGCCTGCCTCAACAAGTGGGGCATTTCTACTTACCGACGTGACAGCAGTGGAAACACAAGCTGTAACGATTCCTTCAAACGTAAACCTTATTGGGTATACATCGGAGGAAACACTGGAACGATTCGAGAGAATCGAACTAGTTTGGGAAGTGAAAGCCCAACGATTGACGCATCCGTCGGCAACCGCCGGCTATGCGACCTTCAGGGCAGACTGTATGATGATCGGAATTCCTCCGACGTCATTTCAGGCCTGGCTGAAGGCAGCAATGTCAGCAGTTCAGACGGCACTGACTCAGGAACCCCACCACCTTCACGGAGCGTCGATAGCTTCGTAGAAGAATGGTGGCCCGACCCTCTGGATCATCTCACTGACGATTCAGTTGGTTTGGACTTCCTAACCAGTGTGAAGCGCGGTGGCTTCAAGTCGAAACACCGATGGGTTAGCCTTGCTGGCTAACGGGGTATAGTACCCCTGAGGAGATGGAAAGTATTCACTCCATTCTCCATTTTGGCGTTCGCGTCAAAATGGGGGGAGATGACTGCTCTCGCAGTGCATCTCCTCCAC